TGTGCCGCTGGTGTTCGAGTAGTAGGCATTCCAGTCGATCCGCAGGCCCCACGCCGCCTGTCCCGCAGCCGTCAAATCCGTGAGGTTGTGACCATATCCCCCATTCAGGATGAACATATTACGAAGAATCGAGAGTGAGCCAAAGTGACCGCTCGACACCGCCTGGTTGAATTCGATGCCATCGCCGCCGTTGTTGTAGAAGATGTTTGAATCAATCGTATTTTGCTGGTTCGTTGAGGTGGTGCTCTCGTTGTGATAGCCATCACCGGTGTTGCCGTCAATCAGACAGCGAACGATTCTCCTGTTTCCACCAGTACCAGAGTCGCAGAAGATTCCGTGGTCGCCGCATCCCGTGATCCGCGAATCCTCCAGGATGAAACCTATCCCGGCATGAAAACCATAGCTTGCACAGCTCGTGATCAGCGAACGCCGAATGGTTGCCGCTGGCCCAACAGTTCCTATAGAGATACCCCGCCAGAATTTGTTGGTCACGTCACCGATTATCATGTTGTCAATGTGTGATGGCGTTGTGCCTGACCCGGACCCGACCGCCAGACTCAAGGTCTTCGTAGCATTGGAATTCACCATCTTGAAACCGCGCAGAACCTGATAGGTGCCACGAAAGAGGATCGCATTGCCGTTGTTGGTAAAGGTCAGAACTGGGCGCGTCGCAGCCCCAGGCGCGGCCTGGATCGTCAAAGGCCCATCGGTCGTATCGCCGGTCACTCGCAGATCGAACGTGGCCCCTATCGTTTCCGTGTAGCCGCTCTCCATCTGGAGCGTCCACCCAGCCTTGGCGTCTCCTGCTGAGCCGCCGTTGTCCACAAGCAGCTTGCTCGTCGCACTCGCCATCGAGGACCGCTTGCCGCCAATCGCCCACGTGCGGCCAGTCGTAGTTCCCGTGGGGCTTGGCGTGACCGTGACCGTATCGGCACCATTGTCTACCGCTGTGATCTTGAAGAACTTGACGCCCGCTGATGTGACCAGATAGAGGACGTGCGATCCGTCAGTCGCAACGCCTGACAGGTCCGGTGAGCCGTCCAGCGTGACCACGGCACCGCTGTAGCTAGCGTTGGTGCCAGTTAGTGCGGTCGCCGGCCCGGCCCCGCTCGCGGCCGTGTCCGATCCTCCGGTTGTTGTGTTGAATAGGATCGTCGGAAAAGCCATTGGTCAGGGTTCCACTGGTCGAACACACGCACTCAGGATCACCGGCCACTGGCCCGCCGCCTCGTTGCAGGTCGTGCCGGTCAGAGCACCCTCGATGAACTCGATGTAGCGCACCATGAAGGTGTTGTAAGCCAGCAAGTCATCGGGCGTGAGCAAGTGCGGCGGCGCATCCTGCCTCTGGTCCGTCCAGGTCGGATCATTGGTCAGATTCTCATAGATGTCATCGAACGCCTGTTGATCATCCTTGATCGCGAGATAAAGCTGGCGCAACTGCTCCGATCGCGGCCGGAATCGCTGGTCCGCGTATTGCTGAACCTGTTCATTGGTTGCCGCTGCCATCGGGAATCATACCTCCACTTTCGCGTTTAGGAATGCCACGGCTTGAGCCACGGCCTCGATGCTCACCTCGTGTTCCTTCGCCACTACCCCCGCCGTGGAATTCGCCAGGTCCGCCACGAGCTCCTCGGCCAGAACACCATTCGACGCAACTCGCACTCCCTCGCCCCATTGCTCAGGCGCGTAAACCAATTCAGGGAAATCATCAAGCCGGAGTGAACCATCAAGGTGCGTGACTTGTGCAGTCCCAGTAGCTCGCAATGGAACCTTGGCCATCAGCAAACGAAGTCGTTCACGAAAACTATCGCTCATGTGTCGCTATTCCCGGCCGTCAATGTGAAGGTCGTGATCGTCACCGTTCCACCAATGGTGATCGCAGCGTCAAAACTGAGATCCCCGGAGCCCACACCCGCCGTCCCCTGGATCTTGGCCGTGCCACCCGAGGTCTTGATCCGGAAATGGCCTGGCGTACCGCTCGCATCCGCCGATGCGTCCTGCCAGGTTCCAGTCTTGGCCTTCGAGCCACCCGACGCCGCGGCCATCCAATCCGAGGGCAGGGTCATATCGGCCAGCAGCGTTCCGCTATCCGCCGTGCCCAGGTCCGCTGGCGGTGAGCCAGTCCGGACCTGGAAGAGTGCCGAAGTACCGACATGCGTCTCGATCGCGTCGAGCATCGCGTCCCGCAGGGCTGAAGCGAATTCAAGAGCCATGAATACCTCCTCATTCCGCGATGGCTTCAGATGTTGACGCGAACACGTTCACGTACTCATCCTCGGAAGTCGAAGCGAACGCCGAGGGCTTGATCAGGATGGGCTGTTCGCCACCCGTACCAGACCAGTAGTCAGGCGAGAAATAGGAGCCAGAAAAGTAGCTGCCAGGGAACATGATCAGCTCGGAAGATTAAGAGTCACCGCATTGCGGTTACCATTGCCGTCCACACTTGCCGTAATCCGAGTCGTGGCCGGATTGCCACCCGCCATGATCGAGATCGAGGGACTCGTGGCACCGCTCAGGACACCCGCCGAGACCGCCAGGATCGGCGCCAGGGCCTGCCGGGCGTTGATGCCAGTCTCGACGACGATCTGATCCAAGCCGGCAGCGGCGAGCCCCAAGCCGTCAATCTTCTGAGGCGGACCTAACTTGATATGCGAATTCGCCGAAGGCGCGGTGCCGATAGCCGTGTAAGAGAGCGTGAGCGTGCCAGAGTCCCAATCCGTCACCATCGCCACCTCGGAAACGGCCGTACCATCCAGGAACTTGACGGGACGCGGAGGACTGGCAGGATCGAATCCGGCCGGCAGGCCCGTGGCGGATAGAACGCATGAAGTCGTGGTGCCGGATACCACGAGGGCGTCGAAGCCGGTCTCGGAGAATCCAGCAAACGCCCGCTGATCGGCCGGCATCGCACCGGCAAGGTGCGTGATCAGTGGCACGCCATCAACGCTAACGACATCGGCAGGGATGATGGGCGGCAGGTTGACATCGACGGGGTTCGTGACCGATTCGGCAGTAACCTCGCCAGAGGCGGTCGTGGCCAGCTTGTTGGCCGGTGTGACCAAGATCGCCGCCGCCGCCGCCGTGGCAATCGCGGTCTGGTCGGCGGATTCCAAGCTGACATCACCAGAGGCGTTCGTGGCCAGCTTGTTTGCCGGTGTGAGCAAGATCGCCGCGGCGCTCGCAGTAGCCGCCTCGGCGGCGATCTGGTCAATCACGGCCTCGGAGAGAGCGACCACCGTCACCGCCGCTGAGATTGGTCCAGCCGCGTTCTGGGTGTTATAGGTCAGGCTCTCGAAATACTGGGGATAGCCAGTCCCATAAGCATCGGACTCAGGATCAAGCCGGAAGTCGTTGGTCGCCGAGTCAATGTGGGGATCATCGACGAGATTGATGTCATACCAGTTTTCATCCTCGACGATGCCGACCCGCTTGTTGGTGACGCTCGGGCCATACTGGTTCCCAAAGCATCGGACGCGCAGAGTGCTGGGCGAGCCAGCGTAATTGACGCCATTGGTCAACGTGCCGGAAAAGAGATTTCCGGTGACTGTCGTGAAACCAGTTCCAGCGCTCTGAGCCGCGATCAGAATGCCGTTCGTCGCTGACGAGCCGTGAATCGTGTTGTTGCGAATATCAGCGCGAGCGTCGGCCAGGCATGAGATGCCATTCGTGAGATAACCCTGAATGATATTGCCAGTAATCTGCCGAATGGATGTGCCACCCTGGGGTTGAACGCCAGCAACGCCTCCCACGATACGACATTCCGAGATATCACAATGGGCGTTCGCCAGTTCGACCACAAAAGCGGCTCCGGTATGAGCTTCCAGATAGCACCGGCGCACGCGGAACTGAATCGCGGAACTCTGGATCGAGATCGCTCTAGCACCAGAGTTATTGAAGGAATTGACAACTCGACACGCAAGCACCTGATTCCCTTCAGTGTTGCTCGTCACGAGCGCGCTAGCGCGAGTCGTTGCCGTGAGACTGAGCTTCTGAAGGAGAATGAACGTTCCCGTGATACTGATGCCTCCACTCGTGAAGGAAAGTAGTGGCATGGCTGGCGAGTTGTCCGAGTCGTCGAGCGTCAGATCATTGGGCGTGGCGTTGCAACCCCTGATCACGATGGGCGAACTATGCGTGCCGGCCGCGCCAGGCGTCAATGTGGTCGTCGTGAGGTTGAACGTGCCGCCGGCCGCGACCATCCAGAGCTGCATGCCCGGTGCGAGATTGGTCATCGCCTCAGTCGTGTTCCAGGCACCATTGGCCCCGGAGTTGGTGTTCGTCGTTCCGTCGCCGCCGCCTGCTGCGTCGGCCCGGCAATATCGAGTCGTCCAGGCCATCGCATCACCAGTCCCATTCAACGGAGGAAACGGCCACAGCCGTGGGCGGAATCGGTGGCTCTTCGGGATCTTCGATCGTCACGCTCTTGGTCGCCACGACCTCGGTTCCGACCTTGGCCGTGATGACACGATCGCCAGCACTGCCGGCCTCGAACGTGAAAGTGCGAGCATCGCTCGCTGCCGACCAGGTAATCAACGTGGGCACGAACGTCCCAGCAGGCATACCGTTATCGGTCAGATCGACGGTGACCGACGCCGTGCCGCTCGGCGTGAGCGTGTAGGTACCAATCTCGTCAATCTCAAGCGACGACGGGCCGGTGAGCGTGAAGAAGACCGGCAGCCCCGAACGATAGTCGTAGTGCCCGTAGTAGCCGCCAGGAGTGAGGTCGATCGCAGGCAGGTTCGTGGGCGTGTAGGCTACCGCGAAGTTGCCGTAGGCGACCTGCGCATCGTACAGGTCGCTCCAGACGGTGATGCCGCGATTACGCAAAGCGTCAATGAATCCCGATTCGGTCGATGGCCCGCCCTCGGCGATCGAGTGATCAACAATGTCGTAGTCCCCATCGACGAACGTGATGGGCTGAGCGAGCGACCCATCATCCTTGCCGAAAGCGCTTTGCCAACCAGCGAAGTTGTAAGTCGTGACCGTGGCCCCGATCGTCACCCGGAATGGTGCCGCCAGATTCGAGTCATAGGCGTTGTAGTCACAGTCGAACCAGTCAATGTTCGTGAGTCCGGTATCCGTCGCGATCACCTGAAGGACATCCTGGGATTGCGTGTTCCGCAAGATGCAGTGATCAGCCGCGCACGCCCCGCTGAACACACCATAGCCGGCCTGGATGCCGGTGCCATGATTGATGACTGTGCAGTAACGACCGACCAGATAGGCGTATCTCGTGTAGTGCTCGGCAGCCGCGTAATTCGCGGAGTTGATGAGCTTCAAGCCAAACCCACCACCCGAGGCCGTCGCGGTATTGAGAGCCAGTGAGAACACGAAATTGATGCCAATGTCGATCGAGATGGCCGAATGCCCTGAGCCATCCAGGCCCCACGAGGAGAGCACGCTATCGCTGGCAACGCACTTGTGAACCGACCCACCCATACGGTTGAAGGATGGATTGAAGGGATTAGACCAAAAGATGTTGTAGGCCATCATGCCGCCACCACGCTGCTGAAAGGCGACGCCCGCCGACCGGATCGACCATGTGGCGAAGTTGATTACCTCCGGGCCGTTGTTCTGGAGGTAGACGTTATGATCGAACTGGGTACGCTCCGCGAACTCCGCGTCACGATACCCGCAGCGGTCGATCACGGTTTGCGAGACCAGGATGCCCCGCGTGCCGACGATGTAGAGCCCCTGGACGTTCCCACCGCCTACCCTGTAATTGTCGCGCACAATGCAGCGATGGAGACCCGAGTCAAGACATTCATGCGCGTTCTGCGTTTCCCAGCCAACCTGAGAGCTATGAAAGAGACAGTTGGTGAGCCAGAAACCCTTGACGGTCTGGAAGAAGCGGATCGGAGCGATACCGGAACCTTCAGTGACAGGCCGCCACTCGATGTCCCGGATGATGAAGTTCTCCCAGTGCGTCGTGTAGCCGGCATGCCAGTTGATGACATTGGTGGAGTAGGAAATGATCGGCCGCGTGCCCGGATCAGCCCCCTGGCCATAATCGTGGTAGTAACTGCGCATGATGAGCGGCGTGCTAGGCACACCATCGAGCCCATAACGACCCGTAAGATTCGTGGAAACCAGGAACGTGTCGCCCCGCAGCAAGTTGATATGCGACCCTGATCGGAGCGGGATCGCCGTCCACGCGGCAGCCAGCGTGGCCTTGGGCGCGGTAATCACGGTGCCGGCGTTGGAGTCGCTGCCGTAGGTCGAGGACACATACATCTCGACGCCGCTCGCCGATAGCGCGTGCGAATCAGTAAAGAAGCCATCCGCCTTGCACCGCGACAAGTTCTCGACGGCTGCCCCGCTCGCCGATCCAGTACTGTTGCCAAACTCATCCGTCGCCAGGCCGGCTGGCGCCGTGAGCGTCACGGTGTCGCCGTACTGGACGATGTTGGCAGCGGGGATCACGAAGTAGAGAATCCAGACGCGGGGTAGTGTCGGTGCCTGGGATGCGTTGATGAATGTGTGATGATTGATCGTGGTCGTCGTCGAGCCGGCCGCGATGCCCTGAACGAGCAGACCCAACGAGTCCTCCGCGCCAAAAAGCGTGCCTCCGATCGTATTGGCGTAGATCCGCCCCGTATGGCCAGCCGGGATCGGCGTCAGCCAGGTCAACTGCACGGCCTTGCCGGCCGTGACATTAACACCCTTGTGGTCAGCGGCGTTGCCGCCCCACTCGCCGGTGTTGTCATACGCCATCACCTCATCGCCCGAACCATCGGCGATCACGAGCCGATACCAGTACCGGCCGGCCGGGATCGTCGAGGTGGCGTCAGTGACCAGGACAAATGGCGCGGCGTAATCGTCCCAGTTCACCGATAGCTGCCCGGCGGCCTCGCAAGTCGCACCGTTCGAAAGAGTCAAGCGCAAGCCGGCATGCCAGGGATCGACATAGTTGGGCAACCCATGGCTGGCTGGCTGAGGCCGGACCTTGAACAGAGCGCGGATAACGCGACCGTTGGCGAGCACCTTGGCGGAATGGAATGCAAGTGTTGCCAAGAATTCAACAGGCTGCCCCAAAGCCCCTTCATTTAAGCATTCAGGGCAGCCCGCTCCCGATGGAGCACGTCTAATCGACGTGCCTGCTACGTGGTCACAAGGAAGCTGCCGTAGTTCGGTCGCGTCACCGCCAACGCGAAGACGCAATGGGCGTGCAGGATGTACCCCTGAGCACTGGGGTCATACCACACCTGCACCCGGAACCCGACCTCGGTCCCAGGCACCGTGTAGGTAGTCTCCTCGACATGCGGCGAGCCCGAGAACGGCGTCATCACGGGCTGCATCGAGATGGCATACCGATGGAACAGGAGCCCGGCATACGTTCCCGCCGCAGGCAACGGGAACTTCTGGTCGAACGCGAACTCAGCTCCAAGGCCGGAAATGATCCGCGTTCGCTGCTGTGCCGCCTCCGCCGCGTTGATGCCAACGATCGACTCCTGAATCCAGGTCGTATCGGCCAGCATCGTGGCGTAGGGGATCGGATGCGTGATAAAGAACAGGTTCGCCGGGTCATTGGGCACACCGACTCCCATCAGGTTGCCCCACGCCGTCGAGACATTGGCCCGCGTAAACGTATCGGCACCACCCGTGATCGAGGCGTGAACCGCGAAATTCGCCGCCGTCACCAGGGCTGTGACCGTCCCGTTCACCTTCCGCGCCAGTGTCTCCAGCATGGGCTGCAAGTACATCTGCCGGAAATCGAGCGGCGACCTCACCCCGACGAAATCCTGGATACGCCGCGCGATCGAGAGGTTGTTGTTGACCGTCATCGGCACATTGGTATGTGTCGCGTCGGTAATCGCCACCGAACCAATGCCGATGTCCGTGACATCCGCCTCGGTGATGACGGGAATGTTGACGTTGATCACTTCCCCGATCGTGCCCTGAACAACTCGCGGCACGATCCAGATCCGAGACAGCATGGCGTGCGTGAACTCGGGCGGAGTCTGCACCTCGGCTATCGCCGGGAGCACAAGCTCCTGGAATACTCCAGTCGTCGTATTGGCCATCGATCTGGCCTCACTCCGTCAGAACGGCCGACCCATCGTTGCGCTTGAGGGCTGCGGCCAGATCTGGGCGTGTCTTCTGCCAGTTCGGTTCAACGACATCACGTCGCGTGTAGTAAACCTTGCCAGCAGCAGCGTCGGATGCGCTCCGACCAGAGCCAGCGGGAGGCACCGTTGCCCCCAGTGGACTCCTTGGCGTAGCCTGTTGACCCGCAGGCACGGGAGTAACGCCGAATGCCCAAGCCCGAGCCTCTTTAGCTTGGGTCAGATATTCAGCGAAGCTCTCGACTGTCGCCGGCTCCATGCCTGGCTTCAGCCCCGAGAGCTTGTACAGATCCTCAATCGAATCTGGCTTGGCACCCGCCCTGAGCGCGGCGGTCGTGAACGTGACTTGATGTCTCAACCCATTGTTCTCGGCTTCGAGCTCGGTCATCCGCGCCGCGTGCTCGTTCGGTGACGCCCTCAATTTCTCGATGGCCTGGTCCCGTTCCTTGGCCCAGCCTTCGGTCTCCTTGCGGAGCTTGTCCAGCTCTTCCGCCCTGGCTTTCAGAAGATGGCGAGCTTCCTTCAAGGCCCGCTGGAGGTTTCCCTTCTCGCCCTGAAGCTCGACGATTCGCTGATTCTGTGAGCTGATGAGTGCTTCCGACATGATTCACTTCCAGTGCTTCGACTCGGCCTTGGTTTCGGGTTTCGCCGCCTCGGGCTCGACCTTGGCCTTCTTCGGCGTCGCCTTGGTGTCGATACCATCGCCCTTGGCGTTCACGCTGTAGATCTTGCCTTCAACCTCCACTGGCCCGCCCACGCTCTTCAGCATGGCGAGAGCTGCCGCCTTGGTCTCATCGCTAGGCTCAGCCTCCCATGTCTTGATGCGCCCCTTCATCAGGTTCGTCGTCTCAACCGGCTCAGTCTTCGCTGGCTGCGACGGGCTGTCCGTTTCTTGCTCCGGTTGCTTCGCCATCGTCCTCTTCCTCCTCAAGGTTCTCCTCGTCACTGCCACCACCCATTGCAGGCTGCACGTCGGCCATGATCTCATTCCAGAGCTTGCGCCGATCCGCGATGTTGCGGGCCAGTTGCTCGGCCTGGTCGAGCGTCAAGCCACGCCGCCGAGCCAGGATCTCGATGGGATCAGCCAAGCCCTGGTCAAGCTCCCACTGATCCGCGACATTACGTTCCGAGGTCGCGATCGAGGGCCGCGGCTCGGGCCAAACGCACACAAGCTGCGGATCTTCCGCCGCGGCACGGTAGGATTCGCCGCCATCGTAGAACACGCTCACCACCGCCAGGGACTTGGCTGCCAATTCCTTTTCGGTCTCCGCAAAATCCCCTTGCCGGGCTTGGGTGTACTCGATGAGCGGCACCTGCTTCTCAATGATGGCTGCTCCGCTGAAATCCGCCGCAGCATCGGATCGTACGATCGTGAGCGGGACTTCGAGCTCCTCAAGCGTGTTATCGGCGAATGTCTGGATGTCGAGCCAAGCGGCCTCCACACCGAGTTGAGCCTGCAGGTAGCCGATCTCCGGCTCGGATCGCATGTCGCCGACCCGCTGGCCCGGCATGTTCGGGAGGTGAATGAATCGCCCGACCTTGTGAAGCATCCGCGTCTCGGCGGGGAGGTTCTTTGCCCACGGCAATGGGTTGAGGAAGGCTTCAACGTGTTCGGCCAGGTCGCTCATCTCCCGATCGATGGACTCGTTCGCCTCCCTCAAGGCCGAGCCGATGCCTCCCTCCCAGAACCGGCAGTCCGGTGGCTCGTTCCGCACGAACACGAAGGGCAGGACGCCGGGATAAGGAGTCGGCCCAGACTCCTCGGGAACCATCCGTTCCGCCCGACGCCCACCCGTCGTCCTTCCAGAGTTCCATGGTTCCGTCAGGTATGTCACCCGCTCCCATGCCGACCACAGCCGATATCGCGTCATCATCTGGCCCAACGAGGCCCGAATCCGCTCGATCGTGCACACCGCCCAGGGATTCACCGGGTCGTTGTCGAACAAGAACACCTCGAACTCGTGAGCCTTCCAGAGCCAGTACCGCAGCGGCTTCTCAGGATCACCTGTCGCCTCGATCTGGAGAGCCGCGACATCATTCAGCGTGGCCGCTCGATCCGCCGAGGCCATCCGAGAATTGATCTGCACGTCCTGGTAGATACCGTCAAGGAAGTCCTGAATTGTCTCGTCACCTTCCCATACCCGCGTCGGACCCGGCTTGTAGAGCGGCTTCGTGAGCCTGCGGATAACCGTTCTCGTCAACCGGCTATACCGCTTGGGTCGTGCGTCGAAGTCCGCCTGCTCCTCGTTGGGCCGCTTTTCCAGGTGCCGCTCGTTCTCCATCTGGTAGAAGTCTTCGTTCGCCTGCGCCTCGACAAGCCGGGCCATTGCAGCCGGTAGCCCCGCCTGGACTTCCTCAGCCAAGGTGGCCACAGGTGGTGTCATATCTTTGGGTGTGAATGCGTCGGCAGCCATCGGTCAGACACCACTCCCCAGACTCGCCAGAAACCGGATCACGCCGATGACCACAACCGCCGCCACGCAGATCCAGAACAGCGTGACCACCCATTGCGGAATCGCGATCCCGAAGGCCGTCGCCGCCACGTACACGGCCGCCACAATGGCAATCACGATCACGAGCCAGATGGCCCAGCCCGCGAGAGTCCGAGGTGGCTGGAATCCGGTACTCATGATCGAGCCCTCCTGATTCCAGCGACCGCAACGACCAAGACACCTCCCAGGCTGATCAGGACCAGCGAGCTTGGTTCAGGAATGGCGACGGACACGATCGACCCCGCAATGGAGGCGTTAGGGAAAGACGGCACGCCGAGGTTGACACGGCCCGCGATCCCTTGATCCGCCGACAGGATGCTGGCGGTGAAGACAAGCTCGGGCGCTCCCGCGTCGAGATCAAGGGACAGCGGTGGAGCAAAGAGCAAGAACGCACTGCTCCGCAGTTCACCAAGATCACCTGCCAGGATCGCGGTGAAAGACACCGAGTCCACGTCGGGCGCGGTCTCGGAGAGCGTAAGCGTAAAGGTATCGGTGACAGTGACTGGCGCTCCTGGAGCGACCTGCACATCGAAGTTGCCGAAGCTGGCGAACGTCGGCGTGTCGATCGTGCCAGGGCCGAGACCGTTGAAGACGATCGTCACACCATCTTGCGAGTAAACATTAGTGCCAGTGCTAGCAAAGACTCCGGTGATCTGACCAGTGATCAGGGTTGCCTGCACCGCGTGGCTTGAAATGGCCAGGATGAGTGCAACATACAGATATCGCTTCATGGCCATTTCCTCACGCTGCGAACAACATCCCCGCCATCATCACCACCGTGTCCGCCAGGTCCGGAGACCGCCCGATCCGCTCGACAAGCTTATCCTTGGGCTCGCATTCCAGCTTCCGTTCGCCGTGCACATAGCGAATCGCTTGGATCTCTTCCCGCAGCTCCTCCCAGTGCCCACCGATGACATGGGGTGGAATCGTCCAGGCCGTACTGGACGGCGGTCCCTCATTGACAACACCACGATCTGACCGCATCACGATCTGAGGCAGCGATCGAGGATCACGAATCACCGCCGCTGCTGGTGTGGCGTACTGAATCGAGGGATCGAGCCTGGTCCGCAACGACCAGGCACACCGAGTACGCCGATTCGCCATTCGGTTGCCACCGGAACCAGCGCCGAAGTGAGGATACGCATCCTCGATCCCAACGGCCGACAGATGGTGCCCGAAGTCCGGCCCACACCACCCGCCGCCGTCGTACACAATCATGTCGTGCCTGATACCCCACTCCCCGGTAAGCTGCTTGGCCCGCACCGCGGCGGCAATCAAATCCGTGCCCGTCGATACCTCGCAGTGCAGGAGCCCGAGCTTGTCCCCCACCATCCAGACCGTTCGATCACGCCCCGTGCCCTTGGCGATGTCGATCGCCAAACACCGCTCACCACCGAAGGCGTCAGACCGCTTCGCCATGTAGCAGAGATCGAGCCAGGAGAGAGGGATAAGCTGGTCGTAATCGTCATCCGGGAACTGGGCGAGAACCCGCGTTTTCCAGAATAGGGACGCCTCGCCATACGTCCGACGCGCGTTCTCGATCCAGGATCGATTGGCCAGCCCCGTTGGCAGCCCATTAATGATTACTTCCTCATCGGTTAGATGGGCGTGCGGCGAGTCGAAGGCCGAAAGCTGAATCAGCCGATAGCCGGGCGTACCACGACGAGCCATGTCCGCGATCGTGCGGAAGTGGCCAGTCGCCCGAATGGGGTTGCCGAGCATCAGGTACGACTTGGCACCAAGCGACTCCAGCGCATCCCATATTGGTTGCTCGATGCCTGACGACTCGTCCGTGATGACCAGCAATTCGCCCCCATCCGGACGATGCCCCTGAAGGTTCTCCAGCTTCCGAGCCGCGAAGCCGATGGCGTACCACTTCGGGCCGAGGACCAACATCTGCGGATTCGCACTGCCCTCCGTGATCCGGCCGAAGAGCTTGATCCGGCTCGTCTTCTTACCGTACTTGATGCCACCCCAGAGGGCGTTCACGAGCTGAGCGTTGCTCGATGATGTCGTGACCACCATCGAGTTCTTACGGGTATAGAGCCACCCTTTGACGATGCTCGGAGCGAACCAGGTCTTGCCCATCGCGTTGGCCGTGGGCACGACTGTGTACTTATTCTCGACGACGGAGCGAGCGATCTCCTCCTGCTTCGCCCAGAGCTTGGGACGGCCCAGAACCGCCTCATGGAAGAGCGCCAGATCACTCCGACACTCATCCAGGAGCCTCGCCAGTCGCCTGTCCCTCTTACTTCGCACCATCAATCAGTCCTGATCGGTCTCTTTGCTTTCGTCGTCGTCGTCCGACTCCTCCTCCTCTTCGTCCGGCTCTTCTTCCTCCTCAATCTCGAATCCCTTCTCTTCGTCCTCGTCCACATCCACGTCCGGTTCAGTTGTCATGTGAGCCGTTCCCGATGGGTAGTGAGCCTTGCTTCATCGCCTGCTTTCGCGCCTCGCGGATCTCCTCGGCCATTGCGATCACGTCCACACTGACCGTCGTCTCGGCATGGGTCAGATCAACACCCCGCCGCAAAGCCGCCAGCTCGCGCTTGAGCTCGATGAGTTGCTGATCCTTCAGAATGCGATACGCCAGGTCAGAGTCGATCTCGGCCTCGGAGAGCACCCGTTTCACCAGCACCGCACATTGCGAACGCTGGTATCGGGGATTGATAGCAGCAAGCTGCTTCTGCATCTCGCGAATCACCGAGACCGTCTTCACGCCCTGCCTACGGCCCACGGCCAGCTTGTTGCCCTTCTCGAACGGCTTGAATGGCATGGCTTATCCCTTCGCTTTCACGGTTTCACCGGGTTCTAATGACCCGCCCATTCGGGCGTCGATACGACCCACCATGACGGCAAGCGTGTCGAGCCGAGCGGATTGCTCGGTCATGGCCTTGATGGCCTCGCGAGCCACGAGGACATTCTCGTTCGAGGTGCGTTGAAGAGCCTCGAACGCGGTCTTGTTGTCGGCTCGAATCTGCTCGATGATCTGCATGACGGCTCCGCGATTCTCCTTCTGCATGTCGCTGATGATCGTGCGAGCGGTGCCCACGTTCTCGACGAGCTGCTTGCGGATCTCCTCCAGCTTGGGCACCGCGGCTTCCAGGCTCTGTTTCATGAGCGAATACATGAACCACAGGGCAACGCCTCCAACTCCGGTGGCCGCGACGATCTCGGTGACCGTCTCTGGCGGCATGCATCACTCTTCCTCTCGCAAGGCTTGCAGGATCGGTGCACCAGGCTGCTCGGGCACGAACTCACCCGCCGCGGGATCGAAGATCAGATCCGGTCCCCATTGGCCCGGCTGACCGCCGCCGTCAATCGGCCGCACACTCAGCCGTACTTCGATGAGCCGCTGGTCGTACTTCACCTCCCCTCCAGGCTCAATCTCTCGGATGGGTTGCTCCCGCCCATTGAAGTGCTCACGGATCTGCCAGCCGCCAGAGTCGTCGCTGTCCGTCATGGGTAGCAGGAGCTTGTAGACTATCTTCATGGGTGGTCCCTCACGCCACGGGTGGCTTATGTCTCGTCTTCACCGCCACGGGAATCGACTCATCGGCCGGATCTTCGATCAGGCTCCGGATCGTGTAGGCATCGAAATGTGACTGCGACTCGATGTGCCGGCGGCTGATCCAGAAGTAGCCACCTTGGCCGAACTCCGGTCCCCATGAGTTCTGGCACTTGATGAGCCAGTTGCCACCGGTGCTGTGCTTGGCGCCGAGGCCAGCCACCACGGCATGGTTGCCGGCACCGAAACAGACACCACAGCAGCCCTCGATGCTGAAGTTGTCGAAGCCGGGCCCAACGCATACCGAGAAGTTCATCGGCTCGCGGAGCTGGGTTGCCGACATCATCTCATCGAAGGATCGGATGGGAGATCCCACCTCGATCCGGAACCGCAGGGCTTGCTTGTAGTCCTGCTTCGAGAGATGGTTGGGGTGGATCGTGCCGTAGGGCACCATCTCGTCCGGCGGCGTGCCGTAGATTTTCATCAACGCCAGAGCCTGGCTGATCGCGGAGCCCTGATCGACGCCGCCGCAGAGAATGGCGTAGATGAACCAGGGAGATAGCACGGTATGTGGCTGACCCGTGATCCATCGTCCCCATTCAGCAGCCGTTGAGGCCGCGAAGCCATTACAGGCGCCCCATGGACCCTGATCCTTGACCTGGATCGGAGCGTTCTCAATCTCGAAGGGCAACCATTGCTCAGGCGGGACGAGTCGGGCCCGAGGTGCCGTACACTTGAGGTGAAAGCCCTTGGGCGCCGCGACCGTGCCAAGCCGGCGTAGGTTCTTGAAACGGTCGATGAACTCGCCGGGCTCAACGGCCATACTTCGCCTCCTTGCAAGCCGCGATGATGTCCGACTCCATCGGACTCTCGATCGTCTTCGTGACCATGCCACTCTCGGCGACGAACACGAGCAGCGGGTAGCCGTGTTCGGCCACAAGGTTCGAGAGGTTGAGATCCCGGATCGCCTGCTGGTCGCTGCGGAGGACACGCCAGCCCATGCCGGACTCACGAGCGGCGGTACGGACAGCAGCGTCAGTCGTGAGGGCCATCTGGCCGGATGTGGCCTTCACGGCGTCCACGAGGTAGTACGCCCATGCCGCGGGCTCGACTGCCGGCTCGGGCTCCGAGGGTTCCGGCGTAGGGGTGGGGAGAGGTTGAGCGGCCGAGAACCGCCGGATCGGCACCGTGAAGGTGTGCCAGGCGTTCTGGCCGATGACGACCGTGGCCTTGGTCGGTTCGAGGTCGGCAAGGTCGAGTACGACGGGATCGTGAGCCTGAAAGAGCAGGAGCGTCGAGAAGATTGCAGGCCAACGATCCATCGCGGTCATGCCTCGTGATCATCGAGTCATGACAGCGAAGCATAATCCTAGTATGGCGTTGTGTCTACCTTTTGGCACGGAATCGGGCACGGAATTCGTCGGACGAGGGTCGTCATGTCCGAAGAGTCGCATTGCCGAAACGCGGGAAACACAGTATTTCCCGCTGTTCTTGGATGGGACGCTGGGCGTGAAATCAGACTTCGGAACTGGCGGTTGGAGGTTCGAATCCTCCCGGGTGCATTGGGTTTTACGGAGATCCGCTCATCCCGCCGGCACGGAATCCGGCACGGAATCACCCGATGGGACGTCGCCGAGGGGTGTGGTACAGGGCCGAGCGAGACGCCTGGTTTACGACCTGGCAGGGTCGTCAGATTCGGCTCGCCACCGGGAAGGCGTCCAGGAGGGCCGCAGAGCGACTCTGGCACGAGATGGAGCTTTCTACCACCCGAGCAGCCAGGATCGAATCTAGGGCCATTTCCGTGGCTGACGTGGCCAACCTGCGGGTTGCATGGCTGCGAAGGCACCGGGCGCCATCGACATCACGCAATGATGAATGGTACTTATCTTGGGCGGGTGGAGCATTGGGCCAGTACCCTGCCGCCGAGCTGGAGCCGCACCAGGTGGAAGCGTGGCTGAGTCGGCGGGAGACGTGGTCGGCTCAGACGCGCCGGAACGCGGCGGTATGCCTGAAGGCGGCGTTGGGGTGGGCCGTGAAGGCGGGACACATCCCGAGCCACCAACTGGCCCGGCTCGAACTGCCGGCTCCCCAGCGGCGGAAGCACCATGTCACCGCGGCGCGGTTCGCCGAGGTGGAGCCGTACATCCGGTCGGAGCCGTTCCGGCTGTTCTGCCGGCTGATGCTGGCGACGGGTGCTCGGCCTGGGGAGCTGATGCGGCTTGAAGCCGCCCACCTCGATCATGGGCGGATGGTGGGGACGTTGCCGGGTAAGACGACTCGGGCCACGGGGCGGGAAATTGTGGTGCGATTCCCGGCCGTGGAGTGGCCACCCATTGCACAGCTTGCCGTCGAACATCCGCGAGGCCCGCTGCTGCGGATGGGGTGTGGCCGGCCGTGGACTCGGTCCAACCTCAACAACCAGATCCGGGCAGTGCGGAAGCGAGCCATGAAGGCGGGTGTGGATCTGACGTGGCTGACGATTTATGGGATGCGGCATGGGTTCGCCACGGAGAAGCTAGCGCGTGGGGTGCCGTTGCCGGTGGTATCGGCGTTGCTCAATCATGCGTCGAGTGATACGACGGCTCGGGTGTACGACCACGTACGGCACGAGGACGCGGCTCTGCGAATGGCTCTGGACGGAACGTCAGGAGCTGGGGGATTGCCGGCGGCTTCGAGCGATGCTCGATCACGCCGGGGGGTTGGTAGGCACGGCGTTCGAGGAAGTCGCGGATTGAGGAAGGGTCGACGGACCAGGTCGGGCGCTTAAGGCCGGCTCCGATGTTGGCGGCGCGAAGCTCTCCGGCTCGGATCAAGACCGAGACGTGATGGGCGGAGCAGCCGAGGATATGGGCGGCCTGGTTGGTGGTCACGTGAAGAGCCTGGGGCCTTCAAGGACTTCGTCGCAGGCTTCCCGGAGCTGGCGTTCCAGGGCTTTGGCTTCGGTGAGCGCTTGAGCCTTTTCCGCCGATCCTGGCGTACCTTTGAAAAAGCGCTGTTGCGCCTTCAGGGTTTGGAGGGCAAGTCGCGCCAGCTGTTCTTTCGTGGTCATGGCTTTTTAGGGTCTCTCAAGGTATCAGGCGGAAACGTAGCGGGCAGAGCTTGGGCGTGACCGTGGTGTAGCCGATGAGCTCGCCGGGCATGTTGGAGTCAAGGGAGTCGGGTTGTGGCTGATCATCAAGCGAGTGGAGTGGAAAGGCGTCATCATGAGCGCAGAAGTAGTCGGGCGTGGATAGGTGATGTGGGCGCCGGTTGATCATGATCAGGTATTCGCAGTTGTCGCACGACTCAGCAGCCATCACATCACACATATCAACGATGGTTCACTTGTGGATCATGCACCTTATATTAGGCGTGATCACTTAAAGACTCGTTATTCGCGTCGAGCCATGCCTGACAGATGGTGTGGAGGTCGTCTTCGTGGATGATGAGCAGGGCACCATGCTTTCCCTTCTCGCGGATGATGACGATGGGGGTTTGGCGGGTCTTGTCGGCTTTGGCTTTGGTGGCGCGCCAGAGGGTGCGGGCGGCGCAGCGGGCGCGGAGTTTGGATTCGATGAAGAGTTGATCATGGGTGGAGTCGGACTCGGAGCGGTCGTCACGGCCGGCTGAACCGGAGAGGACGTTGCGGCGGGCTCCGAAGATGGAAGCATTCTTACGTTCGCATGCTTTCCAGGTGTTACGGTGGGTCATCAGAAAGGGATCTCTTGTGGTGTCCATACTTCGAATCGTGTAACCGGCTGAGGTGATTCGGGTGTGGCTTGCTTGGCTTTGGCGTTTCTCATGGCTTCCAGTCTAGCAAGAGCTGGATTGTGTGCTCCTTCGCGATGAGTTGGCCGCACGCCGTAGTCCAATGGCCGCAATCTCCACATACCCTCATCCGCGAGGTCGTATAGTCGCCGCAGGATGATGGTGTTCTTGTCTTCGACGTGCGAGCCCTTGATGCACCTGCCCATCACGCAGCGATGGCAGATGCAGGAGAACGCGGTCGCCGCGAGTCTGGCGTCATCGGGCCGCACGTCCGCGTACCACCGCTGCGTCAGGCCCGTGCCCGAACACTCTGGGCAATCCCACGACTTGCCCTTGGCGAGCTTCCAATCGATCCCACCCGCCTTCTCATCCCGCGGCGGGGAATCCAAACAGGCATCGCTTTCGTCGCAGTAGGCGTTTCCGCTCACGTTCGCCGCTCCCGAGGTCCGAACTGGAACGCGGCGACTTCCGCCAGGAAGGCTTTGATCTCCTCGGGCGTGCGTTTCTCACGCCTGGGCTTGGGCGGCTCACCGTGGGGTCGGCCATTCGTGGCCGGCGGCGGGCGTCGGCTGACGTTCTGGACGAACCGCAGGAACCGCCTGAGCGTCGGCGGCCCCTTCTCGTCGGTCGCCAGCTCGTCGAGAGCGATCCGCCAGTGCCGGCGGTCGGGAATCTCCTCCCACCAGGCCGCGAGCGCCCCGTTCCGTCCCCACGCCTCCCGGAGCTCCCGCGGGAAGGGCGCCGTGGTCGAGGTCCAGATCGCCGATGCTCGCTCGACCAGGGCTTGATATTCCGGCGGTCCGGGAATGATCGAATTTGGGGGGTCGGGGGTGGTGGTCTTGTTTTCCTCCCTGCACCCTCCTTTCAAATCACCACCCCCCACATTTTCTAAACCATTCAATACAGTCTTAGGACTAGGTATAGGTCTAGGTATAGATATAGGAGGCGCACACTTGAATCCCTCTTGATTTACGACTTGATTTTGACTTGATTTCTTGATTTCGGTTTTGGGCTCGATTTTGGGCTTCCGTCCGGCCCCCTTTCGGAAGCCTCCGTGCCCGCCGTTATGCCGGAAAAAAGTACGGATGATCAGGTGCCCGGAATCGTCGAGATAGACCCACGATCCGGAGCCGGTCCGCTGGGTCACGGCCTGGAGGATCTCGATGTTGGCGACGAGTCGTTCCCTGGTGGTCTGGCAGAGGCCCGCGATGTGCTTCAGGCTGTCCTTGAACCGGAGCGAGGGCGTCCCCTCGATCGGCTCGGCCCGCCGCTCCTGGAATCGTTCCTTGGCCACGATGATCAGAGCCGTCCAGATGCCCCACGCCTCCCACCCGCCCTCCGAGTTGACCAGCTCCGAGAAGTCCTCATCCCGCATGACCGTGATCTCAAAGCACGCCTTCGGAATCCTCTGAACACGGTTCATCGTGCCCCTCCTAATCACGTCCTGAGTGCCGCAATCAGAGCCTTCAGCCGCTCACCCTGGAAATGCCGCAGGATCACGGCCGCGGCCTTCGCGGGATCGTCCGTGCGAATCTGAGCCATCGGCTTCACGATGCCTGCCTCGATCGCCGCCGCTCGCACCGAGGGATACCCGCCCGCCTCCAGCTTCCGTGAGATCGCGGGATGGTCCCGTGCGAGACGAGCGGTGAGGTAGGTGGATGTCTCACCCCTCACAATTAAGGTTCGCTCCGAACCTTTTTCTTCCCCCTTCCGTGGTCGGCCCTGCTTTCCCAGCACAGCACCGATGGTGGTGCCCTTCCTGGCCGCTCGCACGGCCGCGATGGCGTCGGGATCGATCTTGGTTTCCTTGACCAGCAGCAGGTCGAGCGAGGGATAGCCCAGCAGCTTCCAGGCGGAATACTTCTCAATGCTGTTGATAAGACCTTGCAGTAGAGAGATATCGCGATTGACATCCTCGACTGACAATCGAGTCTGTAAAATAATAGCTTTCGCCCACGGGAGTGTTCCCGGCTCGGCGTCACGATCGCCGATGTCATCCAGCATGGAGGAACGCGAGCTGACGCCACGCATTTTCCAGTTCCTCCGTATCCATCTCGGTGATGCTTTTGCCTGTCTTCATCATCAATTGACTTTGAGTCGTGCCGAACTCTTTCATTCTGGATGCGTCCATAGCACGACAGCGATCCGCGATCTGATTTCGCATTCGCTGCTGCTTCTCCTGCTCACTGTAAAAAGGCGCGTCTGGAATGGGTGGGCGAGTAATCTTATCAATAACCTTTTGCAAATCAGGATCGCTCAGATTGATGCCATAGCGTGCCAGGATCTCCAGCATTTTGTTGACATCTTCATTGCCGGCCAGAGTATCTAGAGCGCCATGTCGGACGAGATCCGTCAGACTGCTGAGTGCCAGAATAGGAAGTCGTCCACCCTCGCCACCTGTTCCGCCAGTCGTCTTATTTCCATATCCCACGAGTGAGGGTGTTTCTTCCCGGATCTTGTCGATGATGTATCGCATCTGATAATCATCCGGCACGAAAGCCCAACATTGCCTCTTGCCCTTCATGGCTCGCCAGGCCCGGCCGAACATCTGCTCGATCCAGGGAATGGAACGAATCAGTGTGAGGCAGAGAATGTGCGTGATCTCGGGCTTATCGAGCCCTTCGTACGCCATCTGACAGGTCACAATGGCATCGAGGCTATTGCTTGATCGAAAACGCTTGACTTGCTCATGGGCCTCATCGTTATCGGTGATCGCCAGAGCCGCAGTGATTCCTACGGATGCCAATCTCTTGTGATAAAGCCTCGCCGATTTCTGTGAATCGGCAACGATCAGCAGTTTTCGCCCATGTCTTTTCCAATGCGTAATACACTGATCAAACAATTGATCCGCGATCTCCGTTTGCAGTGCCACGAAGATCTTGTCCGTATCGTGCTCATCCTGGAGTGAAAGCCGTGCTTCTTGCTCCTTGCCAACGGCATCAATCCATCGCACAGGGCCGTCATGATGATAGAACTCGATGGGAACGATAGCACCTTCATCCAATGCCGTCTGACGATCATATCGGATGAAATGATCACATGATGTCTCGGGTGATACTTTGTATCCGCTTCCCGTACCTAGATAGTCGAGTCCATGGATGAGCATGCCGGGATCATTGAGCTCCAACGTCCCCGTCATGTCGAGCCAGATGTCGGACTTGACATCCCTCAATCGAGACACCGATTGAGCAAGCCGCCGCATCTCGCCCTTCCGGGTTTCTTTGACATGATGAGATTCATCGATCACAACGATGTAAGGCTCTCGTCGCAGCTCATGTTCCCATAGTGCCGTGTTCTCCATGAGTCCTTGGTGTGTCGTGACGAATCCCCGCGTTCCGCGTCTGGGATTGACATCGTTCCCACTCTCACGCACGAGAATCTCGAAGTTTTCGAACAGACTCTGTGCTGCCTGTTTGGCCAGTGATAATCTCGGGACGAACCAGCCAATCTTGTGAGTCGGGAAACGCTGAGCGATGATGCCAGGCAACATACTCTTGCCGCCACCAGGGACAACCCATGACAGAATCCGAGTTGGAAGATCATTCCGGAACGTCTTTTCCATGAGTTCCGCCAATGTCGCCTGATGTTTTCTGTACGTTCGCATTTAGATCCGATTGCCTTTCTTGAGGTTGCACGCAGAGCAAAGTGCCTGCATTTCGTGAACGTTGGTCCGACCTGAAACAGACCACGGAACCTTGTGGTCCGCATGCCAATCCTCACCGAGAGGATTACCACACAAGGGACACTTCCCATTTGCTTCCATCCATAAAGCAGCTCGCAGTTTCTTCGATGTAAGTCTGCGATTGTCCATAGCCGTTGCCTTCGTCAAAGGAATTGGCCCCGCCGCGAGCCGGTCAACCGTGACGAGCACTCCCTGGAGGCTCGGGCGGGGCCTAGTACGCTACGATTCTTGCTGGATGGCCTCGCGTTCCTCGTCCGCCTCGAATTCCGCCAGGCCGAGCCGGCCCAGCTCATCGACGCAGCACTGGTCGAAGTAACGCCGCATCTCCTCGACCAGCTCCTCGCCATTGCGATGGAAGACGATCGCGAGGTACTTTGGGATCTGGCCTTGCTTGGGCTCGCTCTTCATGTCGGCCAAGAGGCATTGCTGCTCGGCCCACTTCATCAGGTGGCCGGTCATTCGGTACCAGTCGCAGGGCTCTCGAATGCCGTCGGGAATCTCGCCATGCTGCCGCAGAATGACTTGATCGAGGAACTGGCGATTGGCTTTCTCAAGGAACGCCTTCATCCGTTCCGTGAATTGCCTCACCTGATCAGGATTGGCATATTGCCCGCGACCATAGCCCGACTTGTTTTGCGGCTTCTCCGGCTTCTGCGGCTTCTCCACGAGGATCTCGGGCCGGCTCTCGATTGGCGATCTTGTATCGCAAGGCTCGAAATCAACCACCTCCTCGGGTGTGTAGAAACCGACGATCGTGCCAGGGTCCACCATCCGCACGCCGCGGCTGATCAACCGAGCCCTGAGCATCGCCGCCCGGTTCCGTTTCCAGTTGTCCTTCTCACCATATTTGCCAGCGGTGATGCCAGACTTCTGGAATTCCTCATAGGTCGCTTCGACCTTGATTCCCTTCGGGCAATGCTGTGGATGCGAGAAGATCGCCACCGCCGCTACATCGTCGTACTGGACCCACTCAATGTGACCGCCGCGAGCCTGGAACTCGGCTTGCATGTTATCGGCACGCATCGAGGGACGGCCCTCGATGATGTGGTAGCGTTTCAAGGCCTGCATCGGGTGCAAGCCCTCGGCTTGGCATAAGAGCAACAAGGCGGTTGCCTGCTGCGGTGTAGACACGCCCGCAAACATCGCGGACCTGGCGACAATCTCTCCCATCTGCACGAGGTCTTCGAGTGTAAATCGTGCCGCGGGAGGAGCGGCTTTCATCGGAAACTGTTCACCCTGCATGTCTGCCCTCCCTCAACGAATGCGTAGGTGGGTACCAACGTGGACATCGAAGCCCTCGGGCAACGAGCCTGAGCGGTAAGCCTCGATTGCTGCTTGGCCATCAAGCTCGACGCGAACGCGCTTGAGCTCGGCTGGGATGGTCTCCGGCTCGCCCGGCCAGCGAATCGTAGGCACGGAGTTGCGTTGCACGGATAGCTTGAAACGAGGGGTGGCAATCTTGGTTCGACCCAACGCTTCCATCATGGAATGCAAGTAAGTCCTGAGCCCTGCTCCACGGTTCTCGGCCGCGCGATGCAGGGACCGCAGTCGCTCGATCTCAGCCTTGAACGCTTCGGTCTCGGCCTCGGCCTCGCGGATCAAGACGGCAACACCTTCGGCCTTGGACTCCAGGTTGAGTTCGAGGGCGTCAAGCATTCGCTCTAGATCAATCGGAAGCTCTCCGTCCAGGTTCTCAATCTCGCGGTCAATCGCATCGAACACCGCGGGCAGCTCGTAGAGCCTAAGCACCGATGTTCTCCTCTCCGTAAATCCGGCCTCGTATTCGGCTCGGCTCTCGATCACATGATGTTCAGGCATTGACCACCACACCTTTCTGTTGCATGTAGGGACGCCGGGTCCGAGGTCCGAGAATGGCGTCGATTTCCTTGTCCGAGAGATGACCCAGCAGACCCTGGCACACCTTCGCGTCCTTGGCTTGGCGGATACGGATGATGTTCCGCTGGATCTCAAGATGATCCGCCTCAAGAAGTCCGGTCTCGCTCATAACTCGATCTCCTTATCAGTGACTTTGCCAAGCTGGCGCGGGAAACCGGCCTTGAGGAACTCCTTGAACGGCACGTCCACCTCAACGCGGTGTGGATTCCACTCCAAGGGCATGCGGACAACGTCGAAGCCGCGAAGCAGCCAAACTTCGTCGCCGAAGCTGAGCGCGTCGATGTCGCAGGCCATCATCGCCGCCGCCAGGTTGACGCGATCCGCCTCATTGGAGGGCTCGCTCAACACCGGGCGAAGGTAATCGAATAAAGTCTTGCTCATCGGATCACCTCCTTGCGATCCCGCCGGTTGACTTTGCGTACCGACGCCTTCACAATTGCCATGAATCGGTTCTCCTGTTGCGGGAGGATCTCACCAGCCGGGGGTCTCGCCAGAGGCCCTCGGCTTTTTTCACGCCTGCCGTATCGCGGCCTTGAATCCCGTTTCCGGCTCAAGCCGCTTCTCAATCCGTGCACACTCATCAGGCGTCAGTCCAAACGCGGCCCCGTTGACCGGATGACGGGCGGGCTTAATGCCCATCCGATGAATGAGATCAAGGACCGTATGCGGTCGAACATGTAGATCCCGAGCCAATTGGGCAGCCGTTTTGACCACTTGTGATCTCCGTAGAGCAATGCCGTCAGGCTATTCCGCATGACATATTAATGACGCAACGTCCTCAGTCAAGTATCTAGAGCTACTTGCCCTATGAATCTTTTGCAACCTATTGAATCTATTGGGTTTGCGGTTATGAAATAACAGCATGGGTTGGGCAGAGAAGCTGAAAGCCGCACGCGAAGCTCGACGCCTGAGTCAGGTCGAACTGGCCGGTCAGCTTGGCCTGTCGCAGTCTGCCGTGGCACGTTGGGAGAAGGCTCGGAACAAGCCCGACATCGTCTGGCTCGTTCAGCTCGCGAAGCTGCTCGCCTTCGACGTCGCCTGGCTGCTCAACGACGAGCGGCCCGATGATCCGCCAGACGTGCAAGAGCTGGCGGTGCGTGCCACCTTCGAGAAGGTGCTAGCGATGAATGGTCCGGATGAGACGCTAGGCATTCTGCTTCGTGGCACCAGAGAACCCGCGAAGGATCTGGGGAGCGTCAAGCTCCCGTCACGAGTAGATCCGAGCCGCGGCCACGAAGTCTTCGCAGCAGACCGTGAGCCACTTCCCAGACAGCTTGCGAGGATCGGCCTCCCACTCGGCCAGCGGCATCAGCAGAAGGTCAAGCTCGACGATCGTCCCACTCGAAGCAAGCCGATAACGCCCTCGAAGCTCAGACGCAAGAAATGATGAGGGCTCATCAGTCCGTGGTATGTCCGCATCGGAGTGCCTGGCTTCCATTGTCGGCTCCTGAATCCGATGGATGAGGGGAAAGCAGACCGGAAGCGAGAGGCACAATCTAGAAGGTCCGGCCGGCTCCGGACAAGCGTGCGGACACGTCAGTTCTTTTTGAACATTGGCCTTAAGACTGACCTGCCATCCTAAGCGCCGTGTTCCGGAAACGCATCACGGAATTCCGAGAGAGCATGGAATAATTCTTGACACACATAGAGAGGCTGCTATACTACCTTACATGACCCGAGCGATGGTGACTCGTGGGAGCAGGAGAGGAGCGGGAGCGGTGATGACGACCGAACATCCAGCCAAGCCGGGAGCCAAGTTCCTTCATGCCCGTGTTATCAACCCGGACACCAAAGCCCCGGCAAGGTGTGAAGTGACAGCGGTTCGCCTCGACTGCGTCCACTACAAGCACGAGGGCGAGACACGCGGCCGGGCGTACTTTCCGATGGACCAGACACACAAGTATGTCAAGGTATGGTTGTGACCACCACTCATGAACGACCTCAACACACTCCACGCCGAGATCCTCCACCTCAAACGACAGCTCGCCACCCTTATCGACGCCTGCATCTGGGGCGAACCCTTCCTAGATGGCGAACACAAGCGCGTGCACCTCAACTGCCGCGTCGGCCTCGCCACCCGCACCCGCATGAGAAACCTCGCCGAAGCCAGAGACGCTGTACGCACCCTCGCCGGCCTCAACCACGTCTCAGGCGTTAGATCGACTGGTTGAGGAGCACAGGAGCAAGCCCGCAGGGCATTGCGACCGACGTTCAGGCTGTCATCGCCGAGCGGGATGAGGCGGTGGCTAAACTGACAGCGATCGAGGGCATACTCGAAGCCATTGTCGATGCCCGCCACGCGGGCAAGGGGGAGTGATGACGGCAGAGAAGCCAACAATTGACGGCTACGATGTAACCGAGGACGGCGAGCGCTGGATTCTGTGTTGTCAGCGATGCCACAAGGCGTGGACACTGCCGAAAGACGGTGGTGAGATGAGTGTTGGCAATAGTCTTTACCTGCTCAATCATGCCGCGAGCCACGAGCAAGCCCGCCACGCGGGCAAGGGGAAGTGATGACCGATACGAGACACACCGATTCGCCACCAGAGGGGCTTTACGACGATCGCAGCGAACTTTGGCGCTGCTGCACCAACATCATTAACGATCAACAATCTAGCAACGACCTCAAGCAAATGGCGCTTGGTATTCGTCAGCAACTCCGGCTTGAGGCAGGGGTGAACGAACTGACCGAATTGTTCTATCAGGTCAGAGAAGAGCGAGACAGGCTACGCAGTCAAGCCCGCCTGGCGGGCAAGGGGGAGTGATGCGACTGCCAACCTCAGAAGTACGAAGGGCGTCAACACGCAGGGTCGTTAGTGTTGATCACGCAGTCCAAACATATCGCGTATGGCTAACGCTGGAATGCGGCCATGAAACAAGCATCACGATGACAGGAGCTAAATGGGACGCAGGCTATCGCGGTCCGCAGAAGGCTCGATGTCCGCGATGCTTTGATGAGACTGTCAAAGCCCGCCGCGCGGGCGAGGGGGAATGATGAACACAAATAGATCACAAGCATGCGACAATGCCGCGTACGTTCTCAATCTTCTAGCCGGGCTGATTTTGACCGCCGCCGTGATCGTGGCCATGATCGGAATCATGCAGACATTCCAGACAGGTTCGGCACCGCTCGTCTTCTACGCGAGTGCTGGTGCAATCCTCGTGGGTGCGTTGCCCTTCTGGCTTGGTGCTGTCTTCTTTGGTGCGATGGCCGAGCTGCTACGCTCGAGCGATGCAACCTATCGCGTGCTCGACGGCATGCGAAGTCGCTCCACGAAGAAGCCCCCCGCGAGAGCAGAGGTATGAATACCCTGAAGTTCCGCACGCTCCGCGTTAGACCGCCCATCCACGCCTGGCTGGTCCGGCTGGCGGAACGCTGGAACCTGATGTATGGAGGCCAGCCGTCGCCAGGGAAGGCCCTCGAACAGCTCTACCGATGGCACGAGTATGGGATGCAAGACGAGAGGAAACGATGAGAACCGCCGCCGCTGCCCTGATCCTGTTCGCGACCAGCATTCCCGCCCATGCCACGTTCCTGATCGACAAGATCGATGTGAACAACCACCACTATCGGCAGGAAGCCGAGATCGCTATCACGTTCAACCAGTTGCCGGACTTCGTGACCGTTGATTCGAGAGGCCGAGCGGCGAACGCGCTCCAACTCTACTTCGTCCCCCGCGGAGGAACTAATGAGCCTTGGGAGATCCACGTCGTCGGCCGGGTAAACGAAGGCGATATGCTCGGCTCAGTCCGATTCAGGAATGGACCGCAAGGCGCGGACTACACCGGTTCAGACCCCAATTTCCCCTCAGGCGGCTGGGGCTCAATCCGCGGCGAAGTGCCCTATCTCCTCCAGGATCGCACCTTGAGCTTTACGGCCACTTACGACATGATCGGCACACCCGACGCCTGGTGGTCGCTCAAGGCCGAGACGTTCGAGTTTGGTTCATTCCGTAGTCGCGTGGGCGTCGTCGCCCCGGAGCCTTCCAGCGCCCTCCTGCTGCTTCTTGGCGCTTTGCTCCTGGCATGGCACGCAATGCGGCGTACCTAGCGGTACCCGCGGCTTCTGAGAGCGGGAAATAATCCGCCCACGAGACTGAGCCTTGAGCCACACCTCGGCGGATTCCATGTCCGGAAACTCGAATTGTCCTGCTCTGGTCGTTACACGAATCATGGATCGGTAATCTCAACGTTACGCCAGAACGACTCCCAATTCGCGAGCGTTGGCGATTCGATGCAAGTGCACCCGCCCATGCCATCGGGCAGCCGAAGAGCAGTACGACTTAGACTTGATGTAACGCTTTCGATATAGGCATCCGCGAGTCTGAATGGGCCACACTCTTTCGTGCTGAATCTCCATGTAATGATGATTTCCGTACCGACTTGGATATATCTCAGCCGAGGCTCACCACTGTCGCAATCCAGCGTAAAACTGAAACTGCCAGAAGCATCATTGGCAACCTGATTACATGTTAATCCGGCGTTACTTGAGGCACCAAATGAGCCACTATGATTCACGGCAGAGAAACTATAGGTGCATTGCAGGGATATATTATGACCAATGCCAGAATTGCTAATATGCTGATCGACGCATAGTCCAGTTTTTCCAGCATACCAATCAAAGGCAAGCGTCACAAAGTCGCCGACTGGTGTGCACTCCATGCAGTCCGAACATTCGTGTGGCTCTTCGCAGCATGGGCAACCAGGATTGTGCTTCTTGAACGGCATCAGGGACATGCCTCGACATCGACCACCCACCGCCCGTCGATCTTCTTGACCTGAATCAGCGTATCGGCCGCCACCGCCGCCGGCATGACGTTGTAGACCGTGTCTGTTGTGGCCCCGGTTTCCCACCCGCCAGTCACATCATCCAGGAAGGTGCAGGTCGCAGAACCCGGTGCCAGATCGGTACCGTCCCAGGTCGCCGCATCGATCCCGCTACCACCCGTCACCGCGATACCAGTCTGAACCCCCACCTCCCCGCCACTGCCGAAGGTCAGGGTACCTTGGAGCTGGTGAGCCGTCTGTTGCAACTGAGCCATGCGCGTCTGGGCATCCTCCCAGAGCCGCCGTAGGGCTTCGAAGCGTTGCTCAAGAATGGTCAAACGGTGAGCGACTGGGTCCATAATGGGCGGTCACATCGAAGGCGGACTGAAGTTGGGCGTGCCGAAGTTGGGCACCGCGATGTTCGGCACCCCGAAGTTGGGCGCGAGATTGCGACCCAGATAGATGCCAGGCGGCACGAGGAACACGCCGCTGTCGAGCCCGAAGAGCATCTGACCCCGCTGTGGCCTCTCGTACTCCGAGGACGTAAACGGCGTTCGGCGTGTCGAGCAGTGCAGCTCCAGCCGGTACTTGGCTCCCTGACCGTCCTGCCACCTCAGTGCCGTCTCGACCACGGGCAGCGTCGTGGATTCATACCCCACCGTGTACGCCGAGCCGGCCAGCCTCACGCCCCGGCCGGGCGTCAAGAACGTAGCGTCGAAGTACAAGAGCGAAATCGTCGCGTCGATGGTCGTATCCTTCACGGCGTCGAGCATCTCCCGAGCGTAGGCCAGCATGTTGGCCTCGTTGGCCGGATCGCGCCATTCCGGGCAGGTAATCGTGAGCGTTCTGGCCAGTCCTTCGACCGTATAGGCGGAGCCCTCGTAATTCTTCGTCGGCCCCGCGGTATCAGCCGGCAGAGTAACCGTCAGGGCTCCAGTCGCCACCGGGAGGAAGGCCCTCACGTCGGATGGGATGCCGTCCGTCGAAGCCCCGCCAATCTCCAGATTGGCCCGTGTGCCGTAGAACGTGACCGAGGGCCGCTCCAGAAGCAGCGTGCCCGTGTCATAATTGATCGAGACACCACAAGTCGAAGTGAAGTAGGGCGGGGAGCCGTCGGAGCTCCAGAGAATCTCCACGAGGGGTGTCGACGTCATGGCCATCGCGTTGCCATTGGCGTTGGTCAATGGAGCCGGGAAGGTTGCCTTGGGTCTCAGAGCGGCTCGGCAGTCGGCATCGGTCACGAGGTAGTTCCGCCAGACTTCCGCGGCCCCGCCCGCGATACCCTTGATCGTGTAGGTGTCGTAGTCCAAGGACGGCAATTCGCGGTCCATCGTAAGCGTCGAAGTCCCCGCTGCTGCCAGGGAGGTATTCGTGGTGATCTTGCGAATGACTCGATGGTTGATTCCCGTACCCGTCTCCTCCACGAGCAGAATCACACCTTGCCGGCCCGCGGAAGTTTGGTCCCAGTAGTTCGCCGCCCATGTCTTCAAGTTGTCGGTCGGATTGACCACAACGGTCGTACTGTCCGAGACTGTGCATGACCCCACATCCGCCGCACCATCGACGCCCTCGGGATTCTCGAAGTAGGCCAGATTCCAGTTATCTTTAGCTTGCGTGTTCGTGTACGACCCGTAGGCGAAGTTCTCGGCCAGCCCCCCATCTGAGAGCGTGAACAGCTTCATCTCGGCATAGTCGGTCCCTCGCACCACGATCCGCGTCCAGCAGTCCTTGACCGATTCGGCGAACCGGATCGCCCCCGTGTCAATGATGCTCGCCGCCTGATCCAGAGTCAGCGTGGTGAAGTTGGGGTAGCCGTCCGTGTTCGTGCCAAACTTCCGTTGGTCGTAGAACCGCAGGATGCCGTCTCGAACGTCCAACATATGGTTGGGTGCCAGAGACCGGAGCGAGCCCTCGATGGCTCCCAGGGCTTTCTCCCCCCCCACCGTGACCGTATGGGGTGGTACATGGGTCATACGGGCCAGATCGCCAACCGTCGAGCTGGGCAGGGGCGAGACGTAGACCGTGGGCGGGGAGGTGTAGCCGCTCCCCCCATTGGTCACCGTGAAGCCCGTAATGGCCCCGCCAGACACCGCGGCCGTCGCCGTGGCTCCCGTACCACCCCCGCCCCAGAGAACGACCGTGGGGGCTGCTGTGTAGCCCACACCGGCCTCCACGACCGCAATGCCCGAGACATTGCCGGTGATGACCGTCGCCTCGCCCGAACCGCCGAAGCCGAACGAGGAATAGTCGCCGATCCCGACGCTATCGAGGTCTTCGGCCAGCGTGGGATCGTTCAGGACCGCCAGGAGGATCTGGCCCGCCGTCCGTCCGGCTCGATCCCCCCGGTAATTGAGCCAGTCGTCGGGATCGGCGTTGAAGATGTGGTTGTCGCCGCCCGTGTTCGTGTTCGTGATCGGCACCGTATCGCCCTGAGCCCGCAAGCCCTCGGCCTGGTAGGTATGACCCCAACCGAAGGCCGTCCACGACCACGAGCGAGATTCGCACTTGCCCTTGAAGATCGAGACGAAGCCCGAGCCGATGTCATACTGAAGCTCGATGGGCTTGTTCAGAAAGGGATCAGGCGTAGCCCGCGGCACGATCGCCCCGCCCATCGCATGCCAGGACAGCCGCGGCACGCCTTCCCGCGAGTACGGCACCAATTCAAGGAACTGTACCGTCGGTTTCGGCAGCGTGTACTCAACGCTGTTGACCAGGAGCTTCCAGGCGGGATCGGTGGCACTCGGCATCAGGGCCGCCCATTATTCTGCATTGTTGCGGGCGTGTTCATGTTTTCAGCCGCATGACGACTAATACGCTCTGTTTCCTTGGCATAATTGATCAATGCCCGAAACTTGTCCGCTTGTAGAGCTTGAGTAATCGCCAATTGCCGTTCCGTGTCGGCCATTGCGCTCATGCGCGCGTATTCCTCCTTGGTCTTAGCATTCTCGATCGCGTTCCGCTCCATTTTGTCGGCAAGGTTACGGTGGCGTTCCGCGCTAGCTTCCAACGTTGCCGCTTGCTGAGCTTCGTCTAGCGGAAGGCCACCCATTCCGACATTTCGCTGCGCCTGGAACTGTGCAAACTCTTTGATTTTTTGATCGAGAAGTTGCCCTTTCGGAACCGGGGGGACCGCCGCGCCAAACTGCGCCCCACCACCGAACCGGCTCATCTGCTCGGGACCGAATGCGCCTGGACCTAATCCCAGCATGGCCGCACCCTGAGCCGCCATCATGTCCTCGCGTCCCATGCCCGCTATCTGCACGAATTGTCCGATCCCACCCCGCGCCAATTCGTTCAATACGGCCTGAGTGGCCGTGAAGACGTTCTCACCCCGTTCCATGCGAGCCGCGATCTTGGGGATCGCCTCGGCGATCTCCCGTTCGGTCGCGCCATTGGCCCGCAACATCTGCATAATGATTGGCATTGCCGCCAGCATTCGCCGACCACGCTTGCCTGTAAGAGCGGCCCCGATCTGTCCTTGCCCTTCGGGGCTCACGCCCAATGCGCCGAGTCGTTGCCCGAATGCACCGCCTATCGCGCCTGCCTGCGCTTGTGTCTGCCCTGGTGCACCTGGCTGCACTTCTTGCATTGCCCTGCCAATCGATGCTGCTATGTTTCGGAAGACTTCTTTAGCCTTATCGACAACCTCCTCCTCGTTCGCTCCGATCAGGGCGTTCACGAGCCCTTCGCTGATCTTCGGATCTCTGATCGTTCGCGCTCGCTGAACAATTCCCTCCAGAGCAACCGCACTTCCCGCTAACGCATCAGCGATGAGATTCGTAATGTTCTCTTGAATCTGCTTCTTGAGTTCTTCGTTCTGACGTCCCTCAAGCTCAGCAGCCACAAACGCATCAATGATGCCCTTCCCGCCACCAGCACCGCCAATCGCCTGCTGAACCGCCGTCTTAATGCTGGCCTCGCTAGTATCCTCCAGACCAAGTAAGGATGCGATAAATCCCTTGCGTCTTTCCCGCATTGCCTGCTCAACCGGAGTGAGATTGCTCATCCAGTCGGTGATTTTGTCGAGATTGCCCAGAAGTTGCGAAGCCGCGACAGATGCTAGGCTGATCATGCCTGCCAATCCCGGACCTCCTCCCATGGCCAGTACCAGCCCTGGAATATTGTTCAGGACGCCCTTCAGCCCATATTGCGCATCTTCCACGGCCTGACTCAGCATGAGCATGCTCAGACCAAGATTGCGCGTTTGAGTAGCCGACCGCTCTTGCTGTGTGCCTACATCGGCTATATCTTTCCTCAGATCCCGGAATTCCTTGGACGCGCCGCGAACGTCGCCACGCCCCAACATTTCCAGGATCAATCGGACCCGTTCATCCTGCACCGCCATGCGAGTACCTCATGAAACGCCTTACGCCTTGGATCGGATGGATCGCCGCGTTTGCCCTGGCCGGAAGCCGATGGTTACCACCTCAAGATATCGAAGCCCGTTCGCTCGTCATCCGCGATGCTAAGGGACAGAGACGAATCACCTTGGCGGCGGATGCGAATGGAAAAGCATCTTTGACGCTTAGCAATGGCAAGGGATTAGACCGTATTGCACTCGTGGCCAAAGACGAATTTAGTTGGGTCAACTTCTTGGATTCCAAGGGACAATTTGCCTCCGGGATGATTGGCACTGGGAACGGCAAATCCTGGTATGAACAGCGCACAGCCGACAAGAAAAACAACTTCTTTTTCGACTTCAATGTGGCTCGCCTTTCATATGAGTGGGCCCACCAGGAACGAGGAGAGGAATTCCGACGCCAGGCGAAGCTAATCGGCGTGAACAATCTCCTGCCACGTACCCAACGAGTCATCGAAGAAATCGGCGGTCTCGATCAATTCACCCAACCTCTTCCGAATCTCACGTCAGCGTCACCGTGAGATCCACCGCGGCGGCAGCGTCCCAACGATTCGCCAGCGTCAAGGTCTGCATGTACTCGCTCTCGTTGGGCACTGCTCGAGACCATGGGCGGAGCAGGTTCTTCGTCTTGTAGTCCAGGAGCAAGGTCTTCACGCCGGTATCGAGCTTGATCAGGACCGTCTGTGCGGTCATGTTCCGCCACGAGGCTCGATCATCGGGCGTGGCCTTGTACCGCAGGTCGATCTCCGCTTGACACGAGCGGCCTACCCAGCGATAGGTCGAGAGGAACCTGGACGTGTAAAAGTTGGGCGCGAACGTGTTCCGGCCGCGCAGCCGAACGCCAGAACACGAGGTCTTGCGTTCCACTCCGCCCACCGAGACCGAGCCCGTCCCCGTCGCCAGATGACTGAACAGCCACCAGTCGCAGGGATAGTCCGTCTCGGCAGGCGCAGGGAACTCAGTCGCGTCAGGATCGGTTGAGCTATCCCAGGGATTGCCCATCGCTCGGATGCCGGTCATGGTGCCCGAAAGGTTCCAGACCCGCCCATCCCCCGTCTCCGCGGCCGTCAGCTCCCAGTCGTCGCACTTGCACCCGCGGTAAACCTTGCGGTCGTAGCTGACGCCATCCTCCTTGAGCACTGCCTCGTAGAAGGACAGCGAGGCGTAATCGCCCACCGGCATCACGACCGAGGCGTCCGTGGTCGTCCAGGGCGTGGTACGACCGGAGTTGATCCCGGTAATGGCCCACGGCAGGAGGATATCGGACCAGACTCCAGGAGCGAGCCGGAATGAGAACCCGCCCTTGACCGAGGTCGAATCCATCGCCGTGCATGACTCGATGGCCACACCGCCGCCATACATGACGGGGAGCTGCACTGGCTCGTCGATGACCGTGAACGCATTGTCACGATCGAGCCGGGCGTAGAACTTGTCGGTTCCGAGCACGGGCGTAGCCTTGGCCGTGCCGTAACTCGACTCGATGCAGACCATCACGAAGCGTCGTGCAGCCATTACTCCTCCTTCTCCGAGAGGGATTCTTCCACAAGTTCGCCGCCGAAACGCTTCGACGCGGCCTCAAGCCGTTCCTCAGGGGAGCCCGAGTTGGGCCCGACATACTCTTCCAGCACTTCCACGAGAGTCGCCGGACCGAACCAGTGCCCGTCCTTGTCGATCCCGATGGGTACCTGCTGGCTGCCATGCCACCAGACACGAAGCACTTTCCGAGTTTGTTCTTTCATGGGTCGATCGTCCTCAGGTCAATCTTGATCTGCCCCGCTCCAATCAACATCGGGCCGTCAAGGTCGTCCTCCACGAGACCGAAGGCCGCTTGTGTGAACTCCGGCTCGCCCGTATCGGCCCCCTCGGTGATCAGAGTTGACCGAACATGAATCCGCCGCTCTTCGCCAAGCTCCGTGTTCCGGCGCGGGTAGAGCGAGCGCCGGATCTGGTGGTAAAGGTCAAGCAGGTCGTCGGCCTTGGTCCCCTGCACCGCCATGCCGACGTGAATCAAGAGCGGACCAAGGAACCCCGACGGCCCATAGAACTCGTCGGGCCCCTCGCTGGGCACAAGTGAGATCATCGGACAAATGTTGGGCGCCGGCTCCAGCCGGTCATCGGGCGAGCCTTCCCAGACGCACCACTTCTTGACGATCTTCTTCAGTTGAGGATCGGCCTGAATCAACGCGACCACCTTGCGGAACACCGCGGTATGGGGAGCCGTGGGAAGCCCGAGACCGTTCATACAGGCTTCTCCAGGAGGAGCTTGGTCCACTTGTTGACCGCTGCCCTGGCGCGTGTGACCCCCCATTGCCGGAGACCCGCCAGATCACGTTTCGGCAGCCGGTTGACGCCTCGGAAATGAGCGGATAGGAACGGGATACCCTTGGCCGTGAGTACCCGCAGCCAAGCTCCTGTGGCGTGATACCGGCCTTCGCTCAGCTTGCCGTGGGTGGTGAAGTAGTGGGTAATCACTCGGGAGGCTTCGAACCGAGGTGCCAGGGGTGGCCCGGTCAGTTCCCGGTAGACCTTGCCGGGCAGGTTCCCAAAGGCCAAGAATGCCCCTTTACCGGCCGCTCCGCGGATCAGGCGGTTACGGCCACCCCACGCCCGCCGATCCACAGTGCCGAATCCTCGGAAGGCTGAGCGGGTTTTCGTGGCCGTTCTCGCTCCCGAGTTGCGGTAGCTGGTCGGCTGAAGCGGTATCCCATGCCGATCGAGACCCGCCAGCACGCCCTTACGGTTGTCCTCAACCAGCACTTTCTCCCATTCTTCGAGCAAGGCCGTAACCTCGGCATCCTTCAGCTCGGCTACCTTGTCGAGCCGCCGATTGATCCGCACGATCCCGCTGAAGTCGGTATTGGCCATCACCGCCTCCCTCGCAAGCGAGCCAGGCCGGTCGGCCCGCCACGGCGTGAGAACTGCCTGAAGCCCGTCGATGTTCCCTGCCGTATGGCCGATTCGAGGGTCTCCCGACTTGCTCCCGGTCCCATTACCGCCGTGGCGAGCTGCCGTAACTGCCGCTGTTGCCGTTCCACCTCCGCCGCGTCCTCAGGCGTCAGCCCCCGAGGCCGCGTGATCAATTCGAGGATCTCCCGCGTGACCCGAGCATGGGGGGGAACTTCAGGCTGGGGGATGTTCTGAACCCCCCACTGGTCCATCACGTTCCCGATCGCCGCCAGCTCTGCCGGGGAGAAGCCTCGCACGTCACGTGCAGGCACGCGACGAAATCTACCCTCGAACCGTTGCGTGAACCCGATCGCGTGGCGTGCGAGGATCGCTCCCCAGTAGTACCGCGTGTGGAAGTCGTACCGCCAGTAGAACCAGACACCTCGGCCCGGGTAGACCTTCCACCGCAGATACGATCGCGTACGGCTCGATCCCTGCACGGGCGTCAGGGGTGGTGCGTTGGGCTGAGCCCTGCCCATCGGCGAGTAAGGTGGCTTGCCGGTCACGGGGTTGATATTCCGCCGTCGGGCCCGGCGAGTCGCTTCCGCGATCGGTGCCAATGGGTTGCCGAAGCGATCAAGCCCTCGGGCCCGTGAAGCATCCCAGATCTTCTCCGCCACCTTGCCGGCATGATCGAGGGCCCGCCGCTTGAGCCGTACGCCCGCCTTGACCCATCCGGGATGTTTCGTCGGGAGCACGGTGAGCGGCAGCCAGAACCCCCAGCCGCCGCCAGGTAGAAGCGGTATCGCCATCAGGGGTTATTCCTCTTTCTGCCCGGCTCCTTTTCATGCTGGCGACTGTTGGGCTCAGTCGCGAACCAGCAGGGATTGCACAACCTAAGATTTGTACCTAGATCCCATCGAACGCAATCGCTCTCTAGATTCCATTGAATAAGCACGACGCCGCATTTTTGGCACGTGAAGTATTCCGTAGCTGTCATGGGTTATCCTTCTTCTTGTATCTGAGGAAGTATGTACCGGGCTCGCTCTCTTCCGCCTTGCGGCGCGAAGGTTCAGTGATAAACCAGCACTTGTCACACAACATCATGTTGGTTCCCGGATCATAGCGTGTCGCCTGACTCTGGCACTTAAAGCACTTGTGACCGTCCTTGACTCTCATCGTTTGCCTCGCTTCTTGCGTGCCTGACGAGCGACTGAAAGCGCGATCGCGATCGCCTGCTTGCGTGGCTTGCCGTGTCTGATCTCGGCCTTGATGTTCTTGCTGACTGAAGCCTTGCTGTAGCCTTTTTTCAAGGGCATTGTTCACCCCCTGAGCATCGGTACCTGGCTCATATCAATGACAACATCGCCCTGCTGATCGTCGTTGGTGTCGATCTCGGCCGTGATCGTCTTCGCCATGTCGTCCGCGGCCGCCCGATACTGATGGGCCAGTACCTGATAGCTCGTCTTGTCCCGCGATCCGACCTGGCATTCGAGCAGGAGCGAGATCGCGTAGAGAGCGTTGGCCCGCCGAATCGGCCGCGTCAGGAGCAGATGATCCGCATCCAGTTCGTCCTGGAGCCAGCTATTCCGCCCCAGGCCCAGCCCGGCCCCGACGTTGGGATCGAAGGAACCTGAGCCGCGTGGCGAATGCCGTTGGAGCAGCGCATCCCACCATTCCCTAGCTTCGTTCCTCTGCTCGGCCAAGTCCGACTGCATCCCCGGATTCGTAGCAATCAGGTCCGCGATCCACGGACAGACGTTGGCACAATCCTGGTAGCTGCAATAAGTGGGAAGCGGCTCGGTCGCGACCGTCGGCGCTCCGAGCACTTCCAGATAGCATTCGAAGGCGTCGTAGGTTTCGCCCACATCCGAGAGTGTGATGATGGGTCGGTACACCGTAGGCGTCAGATCCACCGGGCACGTGATGACGGCTCGAAGTGTTGCGGCCGGGGGATCGATCCATTCAACGAAGCTGTTCGGCAGCGATGCCGGAGCCTCAACATCGCCCGTGTAGATCTCAAGCGCCAGAGTCTCGGAGCCGTCGTAGACGTTCAGGATCGGATCATCGTGGAAATAGGAGCCGTCCGGCGCGTCAGCCTTGTACCGCAGCGTGATTCGCTTGCGAATGGTTCGCCCCTGCCTGACCTTCCAGCGTTCCATCTATTCATCCTCCGAGGTTGACGCGAGCGAGACGAACTCATCCTCCGAGGTCGAACCGAACTCCGTGGGCGATAGACCAAACTCGCCGATGATGCCAACGCCAGCCAGGGACACCGCTCCCAGAGACACCACGAGAACACCATCCGCACCTTGCGGTGTGAAGACTCCGAGGCTGCTCACTGTGACTACATCGAGCAGCGAAGCGAGATTCGCGTTCGAATCGAGCGGATCGAATAGGCCCGCACCGCTGAGCGTGACCGCATCCAGAACCGTCGAGAGATTCGCACTCGATGCCGCCAGGAATGTTCCCGAGGCGCTCAGGGTTGTCGCACCGAGAACGCTCGTAAGCGTACCGCTTGCCCCGCCGGGAGCCGTCGCGGTCCCGCTCGCGGTCAGTGTCGTGTTGGCCAGTGCCGCCGTGAGCGTCCCGAAGTTGTCCTCGGGAAGCAGGTCGATCGTTCCCGTCGCGGAAACCGTCACATCGCCCAGCGTGGCCGCCAGCGTGCCACCTGGCGCCACCGCCGGAAACAACGCCGCCAACTCGCGTCGATAGGGTCGGAAGTCGAACGGGCGTCGATAAGCCCATGTCACGCCAGTTCCTCAAAGTAGGCTGTCGCATTCACCGTCAATGGGTCCGCGGGAGCCGCTGGCAGATCGATCACGAGGTAGGTTGACGGCGCCGCGGTAAGTCGCATCTCCGGCGTCGGCATGAAGACCCACCCGCCCAAGACGTTGAACGAATCCTCGTGCAATGTGACCGCCGTGCCGCCGCTGATCTGAGTCGTGTTGTTGATCTCGGCCGTGACGCCCGAAGCGGAATCACCAGGGTTCACCGGCCGTGGTGTCGCAGCACTACCACCCGACCCGCTCGACGGTGATCCCGTGAAACGCCGTATCCGGATTCGCAGCTGTTCGCTGTCCGTATCGCTTGATTGCGACAGGAACACGGCATGGAGTCGAAACCCGGTCGTCGCCGGTGCCAGAAGCTCGAAGAGATCCTGAGCCGCGCTCACCGTGACCGCCGAGATCGAAACGGAATACATTCGACCCATGATTACATCCTCAGAAGTGCGTTAGCACCTCGTACGTAAATCAGGGATGCCTCCCCGCCACCGAATGAGTCCGCCACCCATTCGCGATATGGGAAGCTCTCAGCCACACGTTCCGTCTCAGAGAGGTCTCGCAAGTCAGCGCCACCGCCTGCGGTGTTATTGAGATTGAAGTCGTCTGCTCCGGCATCCTCGAACGGGTTAGCCGAGAGCGTGATCTCGTTGTCACCCAGCGAGCCGCCATTGTGTGTGCCGCTGGTGTTCGAGTAGTAGGCATTCCAGTCGATCCGCAGGCCCCACGCCGCCTGTCCCGCAGCCGTCAAATTCGTGAGGTTGTGACCATATCCCCCATTCAGGATGAACATATTACGAAGAATCGAGAGTGAGCCAAAGTGACCGCTCGACACCGCCTGGTTGAATTCGATGCCATCGCCGCCGTTGTTGTAGAAGATG